AAGAAAAAAACCAATAAAGAAAGATCTCGAACTGATTCGAACAAAAAATATCATTTCGATCCAGTAAATGAAGATATATCCTTACCCGTCGAAATCGGTGATACAGTTCTGATGGGGAGATTTAAGAATAAAAAGGTTGTTGTGAAAACGATTGATTGGAACGAAAAGGGAGATTTGCTCATAAATGGTAGATCAGCGATGAAAATGCGCTTAATAAAAAAACCAAATGTCACACCAGTGAGTAACCCTTTTGGTGTAACGGAAGAACAAATTTTAGATTTTATTCAAAATACTGATTTTTCTAAAATAATAAAAGAAGCGTCTAATGTAACTGGTATGGGTTCAGGGGCTGTTGATGATGGGCCGAGATATTGGTGGGGAAATCAAAGAAGTTACAGAACTGATGTAGATAGACAAGCTAGAAAATTAGGATTTAGAGTTGTAAATTTTATTTTAGGTGATGAAGAACTACCTGAATATAATACTGATTATCCAGATGGGCCTACTGGCGCAGTATCATATTTTCCTGTAGGGGCTGTAGGCGCTAAATCAGGGACAAATATAAAAGCTGATATGAAAGGTAGACCAGCATATAGAGAATGGGTAAAATTTATTAAAAAAATTGCTTTAACTGCAGGATACGAGTTTGCTCATTTTCTAGACGCAGAACAATCTATTAAATCAAGCAAAAGTGAACCGATTAAAAGAGGACAGAAAGGTGATACAACACCGCCAGAGACTGAATTGAAAGGTGAAAAGGATCAGCATAAGGATTATGAAGAAATAGAAGAACAGACTTTAACAAAAGAATGGTGGAAAAATATTTTAGTGGAAGCAACTTCAGGGGTTGCCGCCGGCGAACCTACTACAGGGTATACTCGTCCAGGTAAGAAAAGATATTTACAATCATCTGATATGCCGGAAGGAATGTATCAAACTGAATTTCCCATTGCAGATAATCCGTATGGGGCAGATGATGAACAGCAAAGAATGTATATTAAAATAGTAAAAAATAAAAAAGAATTAGAAACTCCAATTCCATCAGATGATTCAATCACCTCAGGGATTGGTGAAAGAGGAGAAGATTTTGTTAAATCCGTTAGTATTGACGATTTTCCAATAATAGCAAAAGATATTGAAGAAGATATTGCATTCACAAAAAAGTGGTGGAAAAGTTTATTGCTTGAGGGTGGAGCGTATGGTCATATGGCTCATCCATTTGATGATTGGGAACTGACATTCGGTGATTTTAAAAAAATAATTGATATGGGATTGTCGGGCAATTTAAATCGAGAAGATAATGTTTCGGAAAAACTCGATGGTCAGAATCTTATGATCAGCTGGAAAAATGGAAAACTCATTGCTGCTCGGAATAAAGGGCATTTAAAGAATGCTGGAAAGACTGCAGTTGGTATAAAGGGGATGATATCGATGTTTAAGGGTCGAGGTGAAATCTATAACGCTTTTGTCTTTGCAGTAAAAGATTTACAAAAGGCTATCAAAGGCTTGTCAAAAAAGCAACAAGATAAAATATTCATGAACGGGAAAGCTTTTATGAATTTAGAAGTGATGTGGCCAAAATCCGCCAATGTAGTGAACTATGATTTAGCTCAACTTGTTTTCCACGGCGCGATCGAATATAACGATGCTGGTACTCCAGTAGGTGAAGTGAGGGGAAGTGCAAGAATTTTAGAAGGTATGATTAGACAGGTAAATCGACATGTTCAGAAATATTACAAAATAGCAAAACCACAGTTTCTTACCGTTCCGAAAAATCAAGATTTTTCAAGTAGAAAAGACTACTATTTTAAAAAATTGAAAAAGCTTCAGAAGCATTATGCATTGAGAGATTCTGATACATTTAGTCTTTACCATCAGAGATTTTGGGAAGAATTTATATATAATGCAGCGAAGCAGATGAATTATAGCATTTCAGATAGTATTTTGAAAAATTTAGTTAAGAGATGGGCTTTTTATGATAAATCGTATAAAATTCCACAGATAAAAAAAGACATTAAAGATGATAAATTTTTAGATTGGATATTATCATTTGATAAAAACGATCATGCAAAATTTGTTAAAAGTAATATGAAACCATTTGAAATATTATTTTTTCAATTAGGCGCGGAAATATTAAAAAATGTTAGTGGGTTTTTAGCAGTCAATCCAGATAAATCAGTTCAAACAATGAAAAAACAAGTTGATAATGCGGTTAGTAGTATTAGAGCTGGCGGTGATATAGGAAAAATTGAAAAATTAAAAACACAACTTGAAAAACTTGAATCTATTGGAGGAATAAGTGCAATAGTGCCGTCCGAAGGATTAGTTTTTAAATATAATGGTAAGACATATAAATTTACAGGAGCATTTGCTCCCGTAAATCAAATAACAGGAATGTTAAAATTTGGCAGATAATTTTTTTTATATATATTTATATATAAATTGAGGTGATAGCATGAACAATATAGAAAAAATACGATCAATGCTCAACGGAACGCATAGAAAAATACAAGTGGGCCCAGAACCGAAAACAATTCATCAACGCAAGGAAGGTGAACGTTGGATTGATGGAAATGGTCGCGAATGGATAAAAATAGATGGGCAGAGAAAGCAAATTACTAAACTGCCTGCTCGAGGATTTGATGAGTGTAAAGATTGTGAAAAGTTAATTTTAAAACGGCGTGACCAAGATACGTATAATAGAATGCAAAGATGTTATCACTGCCAACTTAATTTTGAAGTTGATCTTAAAGCAGCGGGTAAATGGAAAAAGTGGGTAATAGACCAGGAAACTCAGAGGTGGAAAAGTATAGAAAAAGAAGTAGAGATTATTTTGAAAGAGATGAAAAAAGATGCAGATAAAGCGTTTGATAAATCGATTGTAAATGCAATGGCAAATGAAAACGTTTCCCAACAAGAACAGAAGTTGAAAAAATAATGCCACAGAATATTAAACAAGTAATCAGAAGAGAATATTTAAAATGTGTAAGCGAACCTGTTCATTTTATGCGCAAATATTGTATAATTCAGCATCCTCAAAAAGGTAAAATTAAATTTGATTTATATAATTTTCAAGAAAAAACTCTGCAAGAATTTTGTGATCATCGATATAATATTCTTTTAAAATCACGCCAATTAGGCATTTCAACATTAACTGCGGCGTATTCTTTGTGGACGATGTTATTTAATAATGATAAAAACGTTCTCGTTATTGCAAAAGATAAAGACACTGCAAAAAATTTAGTAACGAAAGTTCGCGTTATGTATTCTAATTTACCATCATGGCTTAAAACTAAAGTTGATGAGGATAATAAGCTATCTCTACGATTTATGAATGGTTCGCAGATTAAAGCAGTAGCCGCGACATCAGAAGCTGGTCGATCAGAAGCATTATCATTACTTATAATAGATGAAGCAGGATTTATTGATAAGATAGATGAAATATGGACAGCATCCCAACAAACATTAGCGACAGGGGGAGATTGTGTTGTTTTATCTACACCGAATGGTGTTGGGAATTGGTTTCATAAAATGTGGGTAGATGCTACTGATGGTATTAGTGAATTTAATTTTATAAAATTGCATTGGTCTTTACATCCCGAAAGAGATCAAGCATGGCGCGATGAACAAGATAAAATTCTCGGCCCAACTATGGCCGCACAAGAATGCGATGCAGATTTCTTAACATCAGGACAGTCTGTTGTAGATCCAAAAATTTTACAGTGGTATAAAGAAAATCAAGTAAAAGATCCCATTGAGCGTTCAGGACTTGATCAGAATTTATGGGTGTGGCATCAACCAAATTATTCAAAAAATTATTTAGTAGTAGCAGATGTAGCAAGAGGTGACGGATCTGATTATTCGGCAGCACAAATTTTTGAAATAGATGATTTAGAGCAAGTAGCAGAATATAAAGGGCAATTATCAACTACTGATTTTGGAAATTTTTTAATCGAATTAGCAACAAAGTATAACGATGCATTATTAGTTATTGAAAATAATAATGTTGGATGGGCAACGATTCAAACTATTATTGATAGAGGTTATAAAAATTTATTTTATCAGTCAAAAGATTTAAGATACGTTGATGTAGATCATCAAATTCAATCTAATCGATATAGATCTCAAGATAAAAATATGGTCCCAGGATTTTCAACTACAATGAAAACACGACCTTTAATTATTGCAAAAATGGAAGAATATACGAGAGAAAAGCTTACTAAAGTTAATTCGATANGATTAATAGAAGAATTATTTGTNTTTTCATATCAAAACAATAAAGCAGAAGCTATGAAGGGATATAATGACGATTTAGTTATGTCATATTCAATTGCTTTATGGATCCGGGATACTGCTTTAAGATTAAAAACAGAACATGATAATTTACAAAGAGCATTAATGGATTCAATGTTAAGTAGTAATAAAGGATATGACGCGGGATTTTCAAAAGGAAAAATAAAACCAAAAGATAATCCGTGGGAACTAAATATTAGAGGAAAAAGTGAAGATTTATCTTGGCTCTTATAATGTAAAAAAGAGGTAAAAAATGGCAGAACAAAATACTTTATTTAATAGATTAAAACGATTATTTAGAAGTAATATCGTTGTACGAAAAACACCTGATAACCGCTTAGTTGTTAAAGATATAGATTTTTCACAAATGGGATTATCAACTAATTTCATTGATAGATATACAAAATTAGTAGGTGGTGGTGGATGGGGTACTAAATATGCAGCACAACAAAATGCTAAAAACGCATATGAAGTTGCAAGAACTGAATTATTTAGAGATTATGAATTAATGGATTCAGATCCAATCATTTCATCAGTTTTAGATATTTATTCGGATGAATCTACTGTTGATAATATTGAAGGAAAAATTCTTACAGTTAGAACTGATAATGCTAAAGTCCATAAAATTTTACATAATTTATTTTATGATATATTAAATATTGAATTTAACTTATGGTCATGGATGAGAAATTTAACAAAGTATGGTGATTTTTATTTGCTATTAGAGATAGCAGAAAAATATGGAATTGTTAATATTAGACCTATATCACCTTATGATGTTATACGGATGGAAGATCATGATCCAGAAAATCCTAAATTAGTTCAATTTGAAATTTCGAGTGATATTGGTTTGCCTATGTCTTCACGCACAAAAAAGTTATATGAAAATTATGAAGTAGCCCATTTTAGATTATTGTCAGATTCGAATTTTCTTCCATATGGAAAATCACAACTAGAAGGTGCGAGACGAGTTTGGAAACAGTTGACATTAATGGAAGATGCTATGATGATTCATCGTATTATGAGAGCGCCCGAAAAAAGAATTTTCAAGGTTGATATCGGAAATATACCTCCCAATGAAGTTGATAATTTTATGCAAAAGATAATTAATAAAATGAAGAAAATACCAATCATTGATCAGGATACTGGCGAATATAATTTACGTTATAATATCGAATCAGTCACTGAAGATTATTATTTACCAGTTCGTGGAGGAGATAGCGGAACCGAAATTGAAACTTTACCAGGATTGACAAATGATAATGCTATCGATGATATTGAATATTTACGTAATAAATTAATGGCAGCATTAAAGGTTCCGAAAGCATTTTTGGGATATGAGGAGGGTATTGGTTCAAAAGCCACTCTCGCCGCTGAAGATGTTAGATTTGCTCGTACGATTGAACGGTTTCAAAAAATTCTTGTAGCTGAACTTGAAAA